TTATGGGCAATATCTGGACAACTCAGCCACAGGATTAAAGCGCACAGCATCCTGCAGATAATCCGGTGCAAAATGGGCATAAGTCATCGTCTGCTGAATAGTGCTATGCCCAAGTATTCTCTGCAAAGTGATGATATTCCCGCCATTAATCATGAAGTGAGTGGCAAAGGTATGCCGTAAAACATGTATCGACTGCCCTTCAGGAAGATCGGGCCTCACCTTTCTGATAGCCGTTCTGACAGCGGCATAACTCGGATAAATTAAACGACCAGTAGCCTTAGTCTTAATCATGCACTCCAGTTCTGACGATATAGGTATAACGCGACGCTTCCCATTTTTTGTTTCCATAAAAATGACTTTGCCGCTAATAACATGCTCCCCCTTGATATTTGCAACTTCACTCCATCTTCCACCTGTTGCCAGACACAACAAGACGGCTTTTAATTCATCACCAGATAACAACTCCAGTAATCGTGGAATATCTTCATGATACAAATAAGCCATTTCAGGCTGTTTGATATTAAGTTTTTTTACATCATGAAACGGATTAGCCCCAGAATATTCCTCTGCGTCAATTAGTTTTGTGAAAAAACCACTCATCATTGCGCAATAACGATTAACCGTGGATTGTTTTATTCCGCGGTTAAGCAACAATAACCGATAATTAATTATGTTTTTACGAGTAAGTTGATCACTGCGTGTAACATTAATACTTTCAAGATCACTAATGACCGCAGCAATACGCACTCGCTCCATCGCACCGTAAGGATGATTTTTACCGTGATACAACCACCAACAATCCAGCAGCTCCTTCAGCGACCGCCGTTCTGTTGGCTTATCAACCCAGTCTTTGTCGTGGTAATGCTGCAATACATGACGCTCATACAAAACAGCCTCACCACGAGTATCAAATCGCCGCCTGAATCTCTTTCCTTCTGATCCAGCAGGCCGCACGTCCACACAAAATTTGCCATTAGCGAGCTTCTTAATCGACATAAGGAAGCCCTCCAATGAAAACATCATCTTGATCACAGCTCTGGGAAATAAATGCCTGGTGAACCGTTAACCAGTTTTCTTGCCGGAGCGGGATGATTCCACTTCGCCTTGCCCAATGTGTGCGAGAGCCGGTACAACCTGCCCGGCCTTGGGTTCAACTTCATCAAACAAAAACCAGTCGCGGTACTTACGGAACATGGGGGCTTTCAGAAGCTTTTTTGTTGACTCAAGGTTGGGTTCATTTCGTCCTTGCTCATATTGCCTTAATGCAGCAAGAGTAAGCCCAGTAATCTCTGCCATTTTTTCTTGTGTAAGCATTTCTGACTTCCGCATGATGCGAATTTTCATAGCTACGGTAGTTGACATAGTAAGTTAACTCACTTAGTTTATACATCAATTAACACACAACGAATTGCGCTAACTAGTTCTAAATGGTGCTAGTTAGAAGAGAGCACCAATAGCGGAGGATATCAGATGCAAGAAAGCACTCAAAACGCGCCTGAGTCACTTTGCGGAACACGATGCGATCACCTGTCAGAAATGCCAGAAGGTGAGCATCAAAAAACAGGACGCAAAGCACGTGAACGTGAAGAAATTCGACTTTCAGAAAATCCCTCGCATCTCCTGTCAAAAGAAGGATTTGCGATGTATATCGGAAAGACCGTTGACGCCATCGTAAGCATGGCCAAAGCAGGAAAGCTACCTGCGGTGTATATGGCGGACCCTCTCAAACCAGGCGGAAACGCTGAACTCTACATCAACAGAAAAGCGTGGGATGAAGCATGCGATCGCCTCACCGAAAACGCACCTCAGGAATGGCACGACTGGGAAAACCGTCTGTTTTTGTTTAAGCCAACAAGTGGCAGACGAAACAGAAACATCAGCGGTAAAGCAGCATAACTCAAACCATAATTCATTTTAGGCGGAGTATTTTGATATGAAGGAACAGCGCAATTCTTTACAACAGCGCTTCCGCAACGGGGCGGAACGCCATGCCAACCGTTTCGCTACCAGCGCATCACGTAGCAGCTCTCGCTACAGCCTGAGCGAAACACACGCAACGCCGGATGGCTACCCAGTAAAACAAATCGGCGAACACGCCTGGCTGATTGAGAAAGCTGGAATTGTGGTCCACAAATGCCCACGCAATCCGTTTACCGGAAACCGCATTTTTGCATTGAGCTGCGGCGACAATCACTTCGGGCAGGATTTCACATTATACGAAGCACTTCGCACGGTTGATCGTCTGCTTCGCGGGCAAAGTTTTATTAAACAGGCTGATTTATAACAGGTGCTTTATGACCAAAGAGCATGCACAAGGTGTATTTATCCGTTTTATTGATTTTCGCGGTGAGTTGTTGTTACGCGCATCCGCTATTGATGGAGTGGCTCCGGCAGGTAAAAACGGAGCCGACGAAGCCACTTACGTTTATCTGAACGGTACGCGACTGCTTGTGGAACTTCCGTACCAGACCGTACGAGAAATCACCAGTGAAGCTGAAAAGGCACGTCAGGTTAATGGCGATGAACCCTATATCGAAATTATTTGCATGGATTCAGAAGCTGAAATCCAGAAAGCAGATTAAAGGGTGTTGCGATGGGCAAAGAATATAAAACCCTCATTAACAAAGCACTTGAGCGTTTTTATTTTCGCTTAAGCGCATCAGGCACTCATGCTGAACGTGCAGCCCGTGACTCATTGACCAGGGCAATCCGGAGTCTGTATGACGTGGCTTTTTACGCTGATGATCTGGATGCACTTAACGAACTTTCTGAGCTTATCTGCGCCGCAGAATGCGGGGAACATATTGAACCGTATAAGCTGGGGAATATCGCATGAGTATATTTATCTCATGGCTTGTTATGATTATTTCGGTGGCCTGCGCCATTGGGATTATGCGAATTATTCATTCAGTAAAAAAGATCGAACGTTTTTTCACTGGTGAATAACCATACAAATAAAACATCAGGTTAAATAAGAAAACGTGAAAACAATCCGCATGCGCGGAGGTATTCGCACACGTAAATAACGGAGATATAAAATGAACGCAAAAGAAGAAGGTATTATCAGAGCACTGAAAGAAATTTCAAAGATGAAAAGCGAAGTGGCGAAAAAAGCCGTAGCAAATAATCATATAGACGTCGCTACCCACACAATGATAGTTGCAAAAGTCACGGCAGAAGCCGCCAAAATCATCGAAGAACAGGGTGCGGAACTTACGCTTTTCAAAACTCAACCAGTCACCGGACTGGATTTATCTAACACCGGGCGCCTTATTTACACAATTGGCTCGGAGCCACAGCGATACACCATTATCGCCGGATTACAGGACAAATACCTGATCACTCCTTACCCCATAAGGGAATCAGCGCTTCTGACAAATCTCCACCTGATAGAGCGCTCTCAAGTCGCATTCATTGATGACGCCCAACACACCGTATTTAACGCATAGGGTTACTGGACAAAAAAAGAGGGGGGGCAATGGCAATTAAGCATTTTCCCGTCGTTCGCTTTACCTCCAGAGGACGTGAATACGAAGTCGACGAACGCCTGATTACCACTATCGACAAACATCGTTCGGAAAAGGATGCACACCACATCTACCTCACTGACGGCACTTACTTCTGCGCCACCAACGTGGCGCGAGTAAATCTTATCCGACAGGTACAGGAGCAGCGTAAATGAGCAGAAGGCGAATCACACGCAGGCATCGCCGCACACACATGAATTCCTTACCGACGCTGAAAGAACTCATTCAACACGAGATCGCTGATTTCTGCGCAACGCTGGGGTCGCCTGGCGAACCGGAAACACCCGAAGCGATGCAGCGCGAACTCATGATGCGCATCGATAACGTTTTTGACTTTTTCCTGAATAACAAAAGAGAGCAATCAACATGAACAAAAAGACTTGGTTTCGCGCATACATGTGGGCGCTGGTATGCGTCCTCATTTCTATCATTCTGTATGCAGGACTACTCCCCCGAATGATTTCATCAGACAGCTCCTTCCTGGTATTGCTGGGCATTTTCATTGCCATGCTGTACCCGGCAGGCGTTGTTCGCCTTTTCAGTAAGTACATCAAGGAAATCAAACAATGAAGAAATTCAGACTCTTTCAGATTATCCCGCTTTTTGCCGCCATCCTGCTGGTTGGTTGCGATCGCGTTGAGCCAGGTAATGTGGGCATCAAAGTCAACAAGCTGGGCGACGACAAAGGCGTTGGCGAAGTGGTTGGCGTTGGCCGCTACTGGACTGGCTGGAATACCGAGGTTTACATCTTCCCGACCTTCAAACAAATGAAGACCTACGATGAGCCGTTCAGCTTTCAGATGAGTGACGGCACAACCATCGGCTATCACATCGGCGTGGCTTACAAGGTTGATCCATCCAAAGTTACCACAGTGTTTCAGACCTACCGCAAAGGCGTGGATGACATTACCGACACTGACCTGCGCCAGAAGATTGCCGATGCACTCAACCGACTGGCCAGCAAAATGACCACCGATAAGTTTATCGACGGTGGTAAGTCTGAACTGCTGGATTCAGCACTTAAAGATATTCAGGAAGAGATGACCCCCATCGGCATTCAGGTCATGAGCCTCTCTTATGTCGGTAAACCGGAATATCCGCCAACCGTTATCGACAGCATTAACGCCAAAGTCACGGCAAACCAGAAAACCCTGCAACGCGAACAGGAAGTCAAGCAACGCGAAGCAGAAGCCAACATGTTGCGCGCAGAAGCTGCCGGACAGGCTGATGCCATTCGCACAAAAGCCCAGGCTGAAGCCGACGCCATTCGTTTACGCGGTGAAGCTCTGCGCCAGAATCCCGGCGTTATGGAGCTGGAAGCGATCAACAAATGGAACGGCACGCTGCCGCAATACATGACCAGTAACACCGCTGTTCCGTTCGTTCCCGTGAAGTAATTAAATCCGGCCAGTGAAAACCGCTGGCCGGAGCAGTATCAGGATTTTTTAGTATGCCGTTCTCACAAAAAAACCGCTTGCCATGCCGCAATCAGTCAGGTTACATTCCCGCTGCACCTCATAAAACGGGTGCCGGGATTGGAACCCCGCAGACTAACAGAGCGCACAACCGCGCCAGCGGTTTTTTTGTGCGTACCGTATCGCCACGTCTTTTTCGCGTCAGAATTATGGTGGGGCGTACAGGGCCAGCATCAGCTGGGCCGGGTCCTCTGTTAGCCGGTAGTTCCAACCCTGTACGTCTCACCACCCCGAGCTTGGAACCTCTGGATGGTGAGTTTTCAAAACTAACTAACAGAGAGGCCACACCATGGCAAACCGCAAACAGCGCGCATACGCTGCACGTCGTCACATCCAGACTGAAATCGATCGCAGACTCACCCGCGCTGCACACATCGCCTTTATCATGCAATCCAACACATTGCACAGACTCAACAGCACTATTTCAGCCGACTACTGCGCCGCTGTATTCAGCTATCTGGCGGAAGACCTCCTGTCTCTTCAGGATCTCATCCAGCAGCAAAACAAACTCCATTAATTCCTGTTCCGGGCCTTTCCTGCACCTTGCGGCGGGAGGCCTTCGCACATCTGTAACAAGAGGATTGCCGCAATGATTCTCGCCAACGACTTTCTTGAATACCTGCTCAACACAGAGCGTGATCTTGCCGCTCGCGTGCGTGATCGTTATGACATGTACCTGAAATCCCTGCCTGTACCGCAGCTCGCTGACGGAAAGATTGTTATTGATGGCCGCTACATGATTGACAGCCACGAGGGAAATTACAGGCTTTACCGCATTGAAGGTGGCACCCCGTCCGTTATTGGCATTTACCAGCGCCCATCTTCTGCAATCGTCGATGTGATTGCCGACAGCATCCGCATCACACATCGCCATGCCGACACAGAAGACACCGTGCTGGAAATTCAGCGGCTGGCTGCCGTCTGCCACGCCGCACTGAGCGGCAAAGCGGAGTAAGTCAGCATGTCAACGGAGTACATCAGGGACTGGCAACAACCGCGCCACGCAGTGGGGCGTGAAGGAACGGGGATCCCCGCTCCTGAATCCGCGCTTTCCTCCTGGCTGGATGCCTACCGGGTAGAGAACGAGCGCCGCCAGGAAATGGCTGATGCGGCGTTCTCCGCCACGCCGCTGGGCAACCTGATTAATAAAAGCCTGGACGCACAGGAAAAACAGGACAAAACCATCACACTGGCAGGAGACGCCAGAAAACAGGCACGCGGCGCGGTGGATGAAGCCATGGCCTCGCTGCGCCTGCTGCCGTCCTATCTGCGAGATCCGCTTATTCGCCACCTCTCCTTCCTGCGCAAAAAACAGGAAGCCGATCGTCAGAAAGGAAAAAACGCCAGGCAGGCAGAACGCTATGCGCGTGGGACCCTGCGCAAAATATTCGAACGTCTGGAGCGCACCGATCACCGCTGGCTGACACCGGGTTATCGCTCCCTTGCCGGACGCGAACGCCTGGACGATTTGCTTTACCTGCCGCAGCTCAACAAACACCAGATACAGACGCTGGCCACCATGACGGCGGCGATGTTCAGCAGCACCTTCGAAAAACTCTGCGATGGCTTTGGCTCGACCGATGGCGAGCTGACCATGGATGTAACCCTGAAGGCGTATCAGATGCTGGCCCGCATGGCGTTACACCTGCACGCCATGCCTCCACATTATGACGCACTGACAACAGACAAAGACCGGAGGAACGAACCGGACACGGAGCTGCTGCCGGGCGCAATCCTTCGCCTGACCTGTGCAGAATGGTGGAAACGCAAACTGTGGCTGTTACGTTGCGAGTGGAGAGAAGAACAACTCCGCGCCGCCTGTCTGGTTTCCAGAAAAACATCGCCCTATCTGAGCCAGGACGCGTTAAGCGAGTTTCGCGCACAGCGCGAGAAAACACGCGATTTCCTGAAAAGTTTCATGCTGGAAAACGAAGACGGGTTCACGATTGATCTCGAGACGGTGTATTACGCGGGAGTAAGTAACCCGGTTCACCGTAAGGCAGAAATGATGGCTACCATGAAAGGGCTGGAACTTCTGGCCGAAGCCCGTGGCGACAAAGCGGTGTTTCTGACTGTCACCTGCCCGTCAAAATACCACGCCACAACAGAGAACGGTCATCCGAATCCCAAATGGAACGGGGCCACCATGCGCGACTCCAGCGATTACCTGGTTAACACGTTTTTTGCGGCGGTCCGCAAAAAACTGAACCGCGACGGCCTGCGCTGGTATGGCATCCGCACGGTGGAGCCTCACCATGACGGCACCGTGCACTGGCATATGATGGTCTTTGCACATCCGGAAGAAATCGACACCATTGTGTCCCACACCCGCGATATTGCCATTCAGGAAGATCGTCACGAGCTGGGCGATGATATTACTCCGCGTTTTAAGGCGGAGTACGTCGACGGCTCAAAAGGCACGCCAACCAGCTACATCGCCACCTACATCGGAAAAAACCTGGACAGCCGCGCCGTGGATGGCATCGACCCGAAAACGGGCAAGCCACGCGTTGACCACGAAACCGGAAAATCAATGGCCGAGAGCGTGGAACGCGCCATCGGCTGGGCGCGCCTTCACCGTGTCCGCCAGTTCCAGTTCTTTGGTATCCCCTCCCGTCAGGTGTGGCGTGAACTCCGCCGCCTTGCCAGCCAGATGGCACGCAACCCGGAAGGCCCGCAACGGCTGAAGGATGACGCAATGGACGCGGTTCTTGCTGCCGCTGATGCCGGATGTTTTGCCACCTACATTGAGAAACAGGGCGGCGTACTTGTTCCACGCAAAGACTACCTGATTCGCACCGCCTACGACCTCGCAGATGAGCTGAACGATTACGGCGAACAGAGCGTACAGATTTACGGGATCTGGTCGCCGCTCATTGGGGAGTCTTCCCGCGTGTGCACGCACCCGGATAACTGGAAGCTGGTAAGACGTAAACCGGAAGCGGAAGACAGCGCCCGTGAAAATGGTTTTGACCTTCAGGGCGGCCCTGCCGCCCCTTGGACTCGTGGCAATAACTGTCCCCGTGTACAGGAAACGGACAACAACGGGACAGAACAGCCGAAAGAACGGCCAGCACCGTGGCCGCAGCTCCCTGACGGCGTTGAAGTGAACGAATGGATGCGCTCACTGAAACGGCACGAACGCCGGGCGCTGATGCGTTCGCTTCGTGACAAACAGGCAAAAAACAGCAGTGATGAAATGCAGAACTGGACACAGAGCCGCAAACAGCCACGGCCTTTGCCTGATAACCACGAGTTACTCGCTAAAGAATGGCGGGAGTCTGCTGAATCTCTCGGCCTGCATATCGGTGAACAGCAGATGCAGCACCTGTTACGGGGCGGCAGCCTGTACGTTGACGGCAGCATCATTGCACCGCAGGGATTTGAAATTGTACGCAAACCGGATACCCGCCCGGACAGCCGAATCACGCAGCTCTGGCAACGCCTGAGTCGTAATCACGGCGTAAGCAGCACGGAGATCCGCCATAACCCGGTCGCCAGCTATCTGGAACAACTAGGGGCATCAGCCCCTGAAGCCGCCGCACGCCTGGCATCCACACTTCAGCAAGACCAGAACACCATGAAAACACCCGTTACCGTACTTTCTGACATGCTACGCGCCATCCGCGACGCAGAGCACGCACAGAGAATCAGTGAAACAACTGAACGCGCCCGCCGCAAAGCAGACCTGCTGCGGGGTAGCCTGACCAGTGGAAACAAAAAACAGACAGAAACGGGATTCACAAATCCCGTAAATGAGCAAAAAACGTGCCGCGATATATGAAGCGCGCACAAAACAGGCAAGAGCGGGATTTCAGAATCCTGTAAACGATTAATTAATCAACATAAGGAAAAGCGACATGAAAATTTGTATCGACGACGGCTCCACCAACATCAAGCTGGCATGGACTGAGAACGGCGAACGCCGCAACGCCATCAGCCCGAACAGCTTCAAGTCGGAATGGTCTGCGCCGTTCGGTGGCACGCATCCCGCGAACTACATGCTTGATGGCGTGCGCTATGGCTTTGATCCGGTCAGCGATCGCTTTGTCCAGACGACTGACACGCAATACCAGTACAGCGATGTGAATGTAATCGCCATTCATCACGCGCTGGTCAAATCAGGCATCACACCACAGGAAGTGGATGTGGTTGTCACCCTGCCACTGAGCGAGTATTTCGACACAAACGCACAGCCGGACATGGCCAACATCAACCGCAAAAAAGCGAACGTCATGCGCCCGGTGGAGTACCAGAACGGCGAAGCATTCACTATCCGTAACGTACGGGTTATGCCTGAATCCATTCCGGCTGGCTTTAAAGCACTGGCTGACATGAGTCCGTTTGAATCCCTGCTGATTGTGGATTTAGGCGGAACCACGCTGGATGTGGCAAAGGTTCAGGGACAACTGGCAGGTATCAGCCAGGTGTTTTGCGATCCACACGTAGGCGTTTCTCTGATGGCCGATGCCGTACTGTCGGTGATGGCCACTAACGGTATGCGCACCAGTCACCACATCGCCAATACCATTATCGAACATCGCCATGATGAAGCCTGGCTGCGCCAGCACATCCACAATGACGCGCATTACGCCAGCCTGATGGCGGTTATTCGTGAAAAGGAAGAAACACTGAAACAACGCGTGATCCGCGCGCTGGCGGGTTTTTCGGGTTACGGGCGGGTGATGGTTGTCGGTGGCGGGGCGGAGATTGTGGCACCCGCTATCCGCGAAGCCTGCGGAGTTAATGCGACTTTCATCGCGGACGGGGTGCCACAGTTTGCTCTGGTTAATGGGCTGTACGCAATGGACAAGGAGTAAACCAATGACGACACCAACCAGACGGATAAGTTTCTATCTGAAGCCAGCTGCAGTCAAGAGTGAACGGGAAGCGTGTAATTATCTCGACAGCCTGCCAGCCTCCGAACGCAGCCGCGCGCAACGCGCGGCATTTCTGGCTGGACTGGCACTCATTAAAAACGATCCTGCCTTTGCTTACTGGCTGGCTGAATGGTCAGAGGGGGAAAATATGCCTGCCAACAATCACATATGGGGCTGGCATAACAGCGAGCCTGTTGGTTGCAAAAATCAGAATATAAGTCAAATAAAAAAGAATATTCAGGAATTTTTTCCTGAATGATCACAAAAAGCATGGCTTTCGCCATGCTTTTAAATATCAAATATCAGCTTCGCACTAGAAACGCCCAAGCTTTCCAGCCATACTCATGAGCATCCAGCTTTCGACCAGAATCACCACGAACCTTACGGTATCGGCAAAACTGCCAACGAAATCCTTTCGGAGCCGGTTTTTTTACAATTGATTTCAAAGCCATCCATAATCACCTCCTTACTGAGAATGATTTTTACCTTGATTATCTGCCTGGATTGACTAGAATCACAGTTGTACATGCAAAACATCAAGGTGATGATATTTCTCAGACTATCATTTCTTTGTGTTGAAAAGCCCCTGACGGTTGGCCCCGTCAGGGGCTTAATATTTATGCAACCTGACAGGAATGTTCTGCCGTCGCAGTAACAACCCCACCGGAATACCCAAACTTAAAATCCCACCCCAGGATGTTTAGCATGATAAACAGTCGATCAATGGTATGATTATCTAACTTACCATTAATGATTTCGCTTACTCTTGGTTGGGTTGTTTCCAGCAATTCAGCAGCTTCTCGCTGGGTAAGACCGCGCTCCTGAATCATTTTTCGGATAATAACCATTAATTGGGCCCGGATGTGTTTATCACTAGCTTCATTTACAGAGCTACTTGATGACGCATAAGGGTTTTTGACTACGACGAATTCCATAACTCTCCAGCCTTAATCAGCGATGTTGCTGACATTGATTATGTTATATCAGATTTGAGATACCTGCAAGCTATCTTAAGCCATTTTTACGACGATACTCCACTAATTGTTTGTATCTTGCGGCAGCTGTCTCATATTCTTTTTTTGACACACCATTTGTCTTTTTCTTAAATGTATGAAGTATGTAAACAGACTCCGCAAATTTCGCAACGTAAATCATACGATAAGAATCACTACTCTTGATGGTTAATTGCATTGCGTAGCGACCAATCGTTTCCCGCATTGATTTTTTTTGAGCAGGTGGAACCCCCAAGGCATCATCACCATCCACTGGAAAATCGAAACTGTCGAAAGAATGAGGACAATCGCTCTGCAGTGCAACAAGCTCAAAATTTATCCTTTCTCGAACAGCTTCAGGATAACTATCAATTTGTTTCTGAATTTTATCATTCCAATATGTGATGTCTTTCACTCAGAACCTCTCACCAACGTAACCGAACGAAATTATACAAAGATCTTTTTTTTCGCTTAAATACATCCACTGAACGTTGATTTTAATGCAAGATTGTGCACAAATTTGCACAATTTTTTTGAACGACTTTTTACCCTTCAGGCCCGCATGGCAGCTGGATCCATCAAGGATCCGTACGTGCACAAAAAACGCGTTTTTTCTGCGCGCAGGTGACGGGGGAACAGCCCGCGTTTCAGGGGGTAAATAGCATTCCCTGAACGATGTCGCAGCGACACAACAGAATGGCTGTATCGCTCACGCTGAGCGTGAAAAAGACGTAAGGTGTTCTGATTTGATGGGATGAAAGGTAAGGCCGTCAAAATCGCACTGAGGCGGCGAGAACATGCAGTCAGCGCGGCGGGATTGTGTAAGAGTCTGGCCGTCGATGATAGCGATAAGTCGGAAGACGTCGTGAAATTATCTGATTGATACAGGAGCTGGAGAGTCGGGGCATAAATTTTTTATGCCCCGGCGAAGCAGCAGACAAGCGAAGCGCGTCAGTGATGCGGCACCTTGCCGACCACACTTCATAAGTGCAAAATACGAGCAAAGAAATCAATGGAGGCTGTTCTATGGTCATTAATTACAAGCAGTTACGAGAAAAACGAGATCAGGTAAAGGAGAGTTTTCGCCGCAATGAAGACCTGACCCCGCTTGTACGCATTGCCCAGGGAATTGTTGATGCTTATGAAATCTCTCTGGAGCTGCCATCACAGACATGGACGGATAGCGACGGTAATCGCCAGCATTACGTTTCATGCGGACTGGAAACGGCTGAAGGGTTTCGCAGAATGCCTTTATCTCAGATTCCTGCCGCTACCCCCAAAGCAAGGGGCGGCAATGATGAGCGAAAACTGATTTTCAGCATTGAGACAGTGGTTGACGACACACCTGGCGAAGTCGCCTTCGTGCATACTCCTCTTTCGATCGCAATGTATAACGATGAAATACAGGCTCGCGTTAATAATAATATCGTGCCACTTAAAGAAGGTAATTCACCATACACCACCGTTTGTGAAGCCATTCAATATTACGTTCTCTCTGAAATTGATAATCTCAAGCCTGACGGCACCCAGAAAATGGTTCAACTCTGGTAAAAAAGGACAGCCCCATCACGGGGCTGTTTTTTCATCAAGAAGAGCATAAGAATTAAAACGGATCACCTCTTCGCCAAGCCAGTCATTGATGTGCTTCATGGCCTCCATGACGGGCATCAGCTCGTTAATTGCGTAAACCCGCGCGGCCTTCTCCACATCACCAAACGCACTTTTTTCGCCTGGCATCGCCCCCATCAGTTGCGGCGGAACGCGGTGCGCAGCCAGCACATCATCACGGGATGCCACCTTAACATTCATGAACTCATCCTTTGCGGTGATCTGCTGGAACGGCAAAATTTGCACCCCCTCTTTGCCACCGTTGGGCGCATGAATGAGCACGTTTTTAAACGCACCACCACCACGTGCACCCTGTAGCGTTTCTTTCAGGGAGTCCATGCTTTCGCGGTTTACCTGCGCCGCACCGATGTAGATGATGCACCCGGCGTGGGATCCGTTGTCGTAATACAGTTTTCTGAACATGTCCGCCGAATGAGACAGGCTGGCCGAGAGTAATGCGCCGAGATATTCCGGCATGCCGTAGATTTCCTGGTTAATGTCAGGATTCATCAGGTGGCACACTTTGCCAGGGCGAAACTGAAACGCGTCCTTGCCATCCTGCACATACCACCATGATTCAAGATCGCTTCCGCGTCGCATGTATTTCGCCAGGGCGTGCCGTAATTTAAGCGGTTCGCCGAGCATATTGCTTCGAAGCTCAAGGAATGCGTTACCGAACACAAACCAGTCCAGCGCCAGCGCCGAGAAATCCTGCCGGGAAAGCAACGGGTGCGGGATGTAGCAACCGAGTAATACATTGCGCTTAAAGTAAAGCGCAGACTGATGCCAGGACGTTTGCCGGGCAGTTCTTGCCAGACCGTACCAGTCCACCGGGGTTTCATACCACCGCCCGTTATCAGCACAGTACATATTGTCCAGCAGGTCATGCCCGGTCAGGCGATAAGGACCATCAAATGTGAATGCACTGAGCGATGATTCTTTCCTGAGCGCATCAGCGAGATCAATGCGTGAACTCATGCGCACTTTTTTATTTTTTCTGCTCATCAGAACTCCATAACCGTGAAACGCTCGTTTTCTCCTTCGCCGCCAATTGGTTCGTTAATGACAGCAAGCATGGTTGCCCACGCAAGGTCGCCGTGGCTGATCCCCCTCGCGCGGTCCGTTTCGTAAGTGATAAAGCCGCCCGGTGTTTTCACCTTACGCACGGCGTTAAAGGCCGCGACCAGCTCGCGTTCGGCGCGATCGTATTCCCACCGCCCGGCACGCATTATTTGCAGCATTTTCAGTACCAGCGACCGTTTTGATGACAGCGTGAAGGTGTACGGAATAGCGGCAGGGAAAAACCGTTTCACTATCTGATAAACAGCCTCCCCGTTCCCGCCCGTCACATCAATGCCGATGTGTTCCACGTTGTAGCGACACGTGAACTCTTCAATGACTCTGGCCTGCTCTTCAAACTCCAGCCCCTGAACGCGTCGCGTCTCCACCGTTCGAAAACGGCCACCAGGAACAGCCGGAGGAACCACCACGGACACAGCGCCGCTGTCGCCGTTTCCACTGCTGCCGTTTGCGTCATACCCAATCCATACCGGACGATTCCCCATCGGGCGGGGAGCAAAAGGTTTCCAGTCTTTCCAGTCGTCGTATCCGTCAACACCGCAGCCAATCAGGATATTCAGGTTAAATGCCGATTCCCCTTCTCGGACAAACTCACACATATAGAGATTGAGGAACTCGTCTTCGGTGTTTTCATCACGAATTTCATCAATATCGGTGTGTTTCCAGCCGTGATTAACCACATCTTCCAGCGTGACAATTTGCCGCCACGTCCGGTCAGGGCAGATAAGCCCGTTATGCAGCGTTTTCCAGTCCACAGAAAAACGCTGGCGTTTATGCGAGGCCTTTTTCTCGTTCCAGCGGTCACCGTTCCAGTAGGCGTATGCCTCGTGCGTTTCGGTGGATGGCGTAGAGAAGTAGGTGCGCCGCAGTCCGCTGAGGGTTGCCATAGCGCCAGCCACCTTGCGCAGTTCAGCAAAGCGACTGACCCAGAAAAATTCATCAAAATAAAAATTGCCCGTATAGGACTGTGCCGACGCAGCAGAAGTGCCGAGAAAATGCAGCTCTGCGCCGTTGGAGAGGATGATTTTATCGCCCCCTTTCAGCTCCACATCAACTTCAGCCGCGGCCTTCTGAATAATGCTTTTAAACTGGAACGCCTGACGACGCGACGCAGACAAAAAAATCTGGTTACGCTGGTAAGGTTGCGCCACATCGTCACGCAGCGCCATCAGCAGAGCTTCCTGTGCAAAATACCAGGTCGCCCCAATCTGTCGGGATTTCAGGATCATCCTGTTACGTATCCCGGCTTCCCTGCAAAGGGTCAGGGAGTCAAACCAGCCCCGCTGATGCCACTCCAGCCTGCTGATGATTTTTTCCCGCAGTGCGGCAATCTGTTCCGGCGTGAAATGATTTTTGAGTTTTTTCGCCCGGCCTTTCTTTCCTGCGGCCATCACATCCGGCTGGCCATCATGCAGCTTTTTAAGTTGCCGGGTCAGCAGGTCTATTTCCTTAAAGTCACCGCCTGTTTTATTCTGTTTTTCAGTAAGCTGGATGAGGCGCGCATCGATGGACTGAGTGACACGCTGCACGGGTGGCGTTTCATCCCACTGGTCGCGTTTTTTCCACGCATAAATCGTGTTCGGGTTTATTCCCATCAGACGCGATATTTCTGCGGGCGGATAACCCTGCCAGTAAAGTTGCCGCGCACGCTGGCGCACAAAAGCGTCCTGAATCATTGCTCCCCCTGAGTAATTACAGGAAGATTACCCGCGCGCGAAACCGTTCTCCTTAACCCCCTGTTCTGGTCGTTTTCTTACAACAAAAGCCCTTTGTATCAGCCTGTTACGCTTTGCCATCATGACTGAAGAACCAGTCAGAGGGGCAAAAACTATGGCTAATGAAAAAAAGACATCCCGCAAAAAGTTTCGCGTGGCTGTCTCCGGATCAACTGTTGATGGCCGCGAAATCAGTCCGGTGCATCTGCGTGAAGCTGCTGAGAACTTCGATCCGGATGTTTACGCTGCCCGCGTGAACGTTGAGCACTATCTCTCGCCATGCCCGTCAAGCGAATTTTCCGCAATGGGCGATGTCACCGCACTGAGTACGGAAGACATTACGGAAGGTACGCTGGCCGGGCGTACTGCGCTGTATGCAGAAATCGAACCGACCGAGCGCATGAAGCAGCTTGTCGCTGACGGCAAGAAAATCTATTCCAGTATCGAACTGCACCCGCAGTTCTCCGTCAACGGGCGCGCCTATCTGGTCGGGCTGGCGATGACCGACACCCCGGCAAGCCTGGGCACTGAGCGCCTGAAATTCACGGCACAGCAACGTCAGGCGGTGATGACGTTTAACAGTGCCCAGGGTGAAGCACCGCTTATCTCCGAAGCCATCGAGTCTGAAATCATCGAAATGGCAGAACAACGCCAGGAAGAAGGCACCCAGTGGTTTAACCGCGTAATGGGAATTATTAGCCGTGGCCGCAAAGCGGATGACACCAGTTTTTCCCGCATTCAGGAAGCGGTGGAAGGCGTCGCAACGTCACAGGCCGACATTATCGACCGTTTTAATGCACTGGAAGCCCGCCATAAGCAGGACCGTCAGAAAATCATTTCACTGACCACAGAGCTGACAGCACTGAAGGAAAAACTGCGCACGCAGGACGGCGATCCGCAGAACCGGTTCACCGCAACGGGCGCAGCCTCCGACCAACTGGCTGACTTCTGACAAGACAAAGGAGCAAATTTTTTATGAATCTGGTGATGTCAGATATTACCCGCAACAAACTGGGTTGCTATATGGCGCAGCAGGCGTCGCTTAACAATATCCCGGTATCTGCACTGGTATCGCGATTTACCGTGGAACCCTCGGTGCAGCAGCGTTTTGAAAACGCAGTAAAGGAGAGCACTGAATTTACAAAAAAAATTAACGTATTCGGTGTGACCGACCAGAAAGGCGAAAAAATCCTCCTGGATACCACCGGGCCGATTGCGCGCACGAATACCAGTTATGACGGCACAAAACGCCGTAACCCGAATAACGTGGTTGATCTGAAAAACCGCAAATACCAGTGCGAACAGGTGAACTACGACACGTTTATTTCGTATCCGCAGCTTGATGCCTGGGCGGCACACCCTGATTTTCAGTCCCGCGTCAGCAGACAGATTGCCCGGCAGGTGGCGCTTGACCGCATCATGATCGGTTTCAACGGCACGTCTCACGCAGATGAGTCCAACTTCAGCACTAACAAGCTGCTTCAGGACGTTAACGTGGGATGGCTGGAGCACATCAGAACCGACGCCAGCGAGCGCGTTATGAATGATGTAACGCTGACCTCCCGCAACATGGACAACACCGTGGCGCACGCGGGTAAGTATGCGAACGCTGATGCACTGGTACAGGACGCGCGCTCATCCCTGCTGGATGAATGGCACAAGGAAGCTGACGACCTCGTGGTGATTATGGGGCGCAACCTGTTTAACTCGCTGCGTCTGCCCGTGCTGAACAGCATCAGCGGCCAGAATCCCAATGCGGAATTACTTGCCGGACAGCTCATCCTGTCATCGCGCGCCATTGGCGGGCTGGATGTATTCCTTGCGCCGTTCTTCCCGGATTCAACGATGCTGATCACCTCGTTCAACAACCTGTCGATTTACTGGCAGAAAGGAACAATGCGTCGCCTGATGAAAGACGAGCCGGAATACAACCGCATCGCCACCTACCAGTCCATCAACGATGCTTATGTCGTTGAAGACTATGGCAAGTGCGCGATGGTCACTGGCCTGAAGTTCGCCGACAGCTAATCAACTCACGGTGGGCATCATGCCCGCCTGTAACGGAGAGAACAAATGATTACTCCTGCACAGCAACACTGGCAGAACGTGATGGCACAGCGCGCAGGCCGGTCGACTGAAGGCGTGGACCACGCCGCGCGTACCGCGCATGAAGAGGTGCTGTATCGTCTGCGTCTGGCACAGGCCCGGCTTAAGGGCGTACAGGCCAGAAGCGCGAAAGCCGCCATCAAAAAAGAGTTGTTGCCGGACTTTTCCGGCTGGATTGAGGGAACGCTGGAGGCTGACGGCGGGCAACAGGACGAAGTGATTGCCACGCTGATGGTGTGGGCGATTGACTGCGGCGATCTTCCGCTTGCGCTGCGTATTGGTGCGTATGTGGTCCGTCACAACCTCATCATGCCGGATAACTTTGGACGTACTGCTGCCACGGTACTGACCGAAGAAATCTGTAATCCGGTACTGACGCAGGCCGGGACGGATGCCGACGCGGATTTGTCCGCCTTTATCGAACCACTGGACACCCTCCGGGAGATTGTCACCGACCAGGACATGCCGGACGAAGTGCGCGCCAAATTATGCAAAGCGTGCGCCTTTGCCCGCCGTGGCCTGAGTGATGCGGACAGCATGGCCCTGTCACTGAAGCTGCTGCGCGAAGCAATGCACCTGAACCCGAACGCAGGTGTGAAACGCGAGATTGCAACCCTTTCCCGCGCCCTGAAAAAAGCCGATTCCGCAGCCGCACCAGAAGACGCCAGCGCACAGCAGGCGCAGGACGAAAGCAGCAAAAGTAAAAAGACAACGCGGAAGCCTGCAACACGAAAAACCACCGCGACGCAGAAGGCGAAGCGCGGTTAACGACTGACCCCGTCAGCGGGCGGCGTGCTCGGTGTTCCGGTTTGACTCCGTGACCGTTTACACCGCGCACCCACCGCCCGATTTTTTTCAGGAGTGAACCCCATGAGTATGGTTGCCAGAACTGAACCAGGACCCGCAGAGGACGACATCACCGATACCGATGATGGCGACACTCGCATTTCAGCAGGTGCATTCTGGCCGGATATTGTGCTGCGCGAGCTGCGTCTGGCTGTACGACTGCCGGGGCGCGTGACCACCTCCCGCCTGCTGCATACCGCCACCGGAGCTGTGGCACACGTTACCCGCGAGCTGGAAACATGGCAGCAGGAACAGCAGGCGGCTGGCCATCAGACGCTGGCCGATGTTCCGGCACCCGTAATTAACGGAGAAAGCGTCAATCTCTGGCACTGGCGCAATGCGGTTTACACCGCCACCCGCGCCCTGATTCTGGAGCGTTACCGCGATGCGGACACAACGGACAAGGGCGACCGCCGGGCGGACGCACTGGATATACAGACATCGGATTTGTGGCGCGATGTGAGCTGGGCCATCTCTGACATTCTGTGCCGCCCGCGAATCTTTGCGGAGTTGTGCTGATGAAAGTGAAGGCACTGGAAGGCGACACCGTGGATTCGCTCTGTTTCCGGTACTACGGCACGACGCAGGGCGTCACCGAAAAGGTGCTGGATGCCAACCCCGGACTCTGTCAGCAGGTATTTCTGGACGCCGGGCAGGAAGTGGAGATGCCGGAGCCGGAGAAGAAGAAACGAGAAATGATTCAGTTGTGGGGGAGTAGCAGTGAGCACCATTCAAACAGGGATTACAGAGCAGGTTATTGCATGGCTCTTTGACCACCTGCCAACGGTGTATGCAGTAGGCGCGGCGGTCAGCATTTCCGCGCTGATGAGTCTTTATGACGGACGAACACTGGTTCAGACCGTAACGGGATCGCTGGCGTGCGGCGTTCTTGCCATGGCCGTGGCCGGGTCGTTGCGCTTCTTCGGTTTTCCTGAAGATGCCGTGACGTTTATCGGCGCATCAATCGGTTTTATGGGGGCAGAGAAAGCACGCGACAAGGTTATTGCGGCCTTTAATCGCAGGGTGAAGGAGAAGGACGAATGAGCAACACATTTAAATTCAGCAGCCGGAGCGAAAAGAATTTGCAGGGCGTAAATCCTGATCTGGTGAAAGTGACCCGACGGGCACTGGAAATCTCGGAAGTGGATTTTGGTATCACCGAAGGGGTGCGCAGCCGTTACCGCCAGAAGCAACTGGTGGCCACGGGTAAGAGCCAGACCATGAACAGCCGCCACCTTACGGGGCATGCCGTGGATGTTGTGGCTTATATCGGCAGCCAGGTGTCATGGGAATGGCCGCTGTACGAAAAAATCGCAGCAGCATTCAGACAGGCCAGCCGGGAACTGAATATTCCGGTGGAATGGGGCGGCGACTGGAAGACCCTGAAAGACGGACCGCATTTTCAGTTACCACACGGAGCCTATCCGGCATGAAGCTCTGGCCCACGCTGGGCGTCGCTTTCCTTCTGATTGCCGCATGGGGAACATCCATGCGTCTGTCGTGGTCGCTGGGCCGGGAGAACGCCAGAAACGAAGCGCAGGCCAGCGCCCTGAAAAGTACCGTCGACACCCTGAATATCATCAGCACCGGGGTACAGGATATGCAGCAGGTGCTGGCGCAACTCCGCGTGGAAAATCAACAGAGAAATCAGGACGGAGAGGCCAGACGTGAACAGCTACGCAACGATATTGCAAAAGATGAATGCGCCCACGCTTTGCCTGACGCTCGTTTTACTGACAGGTTGCGCAGGCACGCAGAACGCGCCACTGCCAGCGCCGTCAGTCCGGCTTATACCGCAGACGCTGACCATACCGGTAACGCCTCCCCCCTTCCCTGACACTCCCACATGGGGAAATCTCGGTATATGGGGCGACCGCCTTCTGGATGCACTGGAAACCTGTAACGCGGATAAACGGGCCATTGAATTACTGGAACAGCGCAGGCTGCAACGACTGAACAACGAGGACAACAACCATGCTGAAAACTGATTCCCTGCGTGAAGCCATGACCCGTTCATGCCGATGGTGTCAGGCCAACCCGGAAAAATTCACCATTTTCGTGGAGAGCGGCAACATTGAAACGACCGGAGAAACGCCCTCGTTTGTTTACCGCTATCAGATGGTGATGTTTGTCATGGATTACGCCGGGGAGCTGGACGACCTCACGCTGCCGCTGCTGGCGTGGTTATCCAAAAATCAGCCGCAGTTGTTGCTCAATCCGGAGCGTAATCAGGACATCAAATTCTCCGCCGTTATCAATGACGATGACAGCGCCGATCTCCTGTTTACGCTCCCCCTGCGGGAACGCGTTCGCATCACGCGCAGCAGTCAGGGCGCGCCGCAGGCAGAACACCTGCCGGAGCCAAAACCCCGCCTGCCATCTCCCGAAGGCGACTGGTCGCATGTATTCCAGGATGTGACGTGGGGTGAAAGCGATGGATAAGGCATTCACCCGCGTGGATGAAACCTTTGAGGCCATCCGCGACAGCCTGAATCAGCAGGCCATCAATAACATCGCCAGAAAGCTGGCACAGGATTTACGCCGCGCCCAGCAGGCGCGTATCCGGTCACAGAAAGCGCCGGACGGGACCGCGTGGACACCACGCAGACGCCGCGTAACCCGGATACAGGAACGCATTCGCTTTATCTGGAATAACGAAGCACGCACGCTGAAAAACTGGCATCACGACACGGGGAAATACGGGCGAACCATTACCGGGTGGGATGAGGATAAAAACAATATCCGCACGTTTTACCGGGATGACATCGACCGTTTTCTGGAAATACGCACCCGGCGCATCAACCAGGACAGCACAAAGCGCGTCCCCATGTTCGTAAAACTGCGCACCGCCCGCTACCTGAAAGCCCGTGCAGATGCTTCCGGTGTGACGGTGGGTTACAGCGGCGTGGCCGCACGTATTGCCCGCGTTCATCAGTTCGGTGAGCGCGATCAGGTTGCGCCGGGCATTTTCACCGATTACCCGGTACGTGAGCTGCTGGGTATCAGCCAGGCAGATGAGCGCCTGATTTATAACACGGTGCTGGGCCGGATTGCGGAGGCTGTACGGTGAGCGCAGAACTCATGCGACTGCTGAGCAATATCATCCGCACCGGGATCATCTCTGAAGTTGATGAGAAGTCCTGGCGCGTGCGCGTTCGCAGCGGCAAACTGGAAACAGGCTGGTTGCGCTGGAACACCACGCGCGCGGGAGCCTTCAATGTGTGGCTGCCGCCATCACCAGGCGAACAGGTGGTAATTGCCTGCATTGGCGGCAACCCGGAAACCGCCATGATAATTGGCAGCCTGTGGAGTGATGCCAATCCGGCACCCGGCAAAAGCCTGAAAGAAATCGTGATCAGCGCGCCGGACGGCGCGGTGTTCCGCTACGACGCGGACGCTGGCGCACTGAGCGCCAGCGGCATGAAAACGGCCACTTTACAAGCATCCGTCAGCGTGAAACTGGATACGCCCGTCGTGGAATGCACAAACCTTCTGAGAACGGCGACGCTTGACGTCACAAAAGGAGGAAAGATGAGCGGCAATATCACGCACAGCGGCGGCAACTTCACCTCAAACGGCATTACCGTGCATACGCATAAACACGGTGGCGTGAAAGGCGGCAGCGATTCGACAGGAGGCCCGCAGTGACAACCCGCTACACAGGAATGAATCCGGACGGGACGGGAAACCTGAACGATATGGAGCACCTGAAACAGTCAGTCAGGGACATCCTGACCACCCCGCTGGCAAGCCGGGTTATGCGACGGGAATATGGCAGCCTTGTGCCTGATTTGATTGACGAACCCATGAATAACACCACGCGTCTGCAATGCATGAGTGCTGCCGTGATTGCGCTGACACGATGGGAACCCCGCATTGCCCTGGATGCCATCGACGTTGTCTGGAAAGCGGGAGGCCGCGCCGGGGTGACGCTGTCGGGCACTGTCATGCAGACCATGCAGAATGTTGAATTAACCATCACGCTGAGGGAGTAAATCATGCCCGCCGTTGACCTTTCACAGTTACCGGACCCCGCCATCATCGCGGAGCCTGACTTTGAGGCAATTCTGGCTGATACAAAGGCCATGATGATTGCGGCTTATCCCGCCGAACAGCGTGAAGCCGTCTCCGCCGCGCTGGAGCTGGAATCGGAACCCCTGAACGTTATCGCCCAGACAACAGCGTTTCGTGAAATGCTGTTACGCCAGCGGGTCAATGAGGGTGCACGCGCCTGCATGCTAAGCCACAGCGCCGGGGCAGACCTGGACAACCTCGCGGGCAATATGAACACAAAGCGCCTGGTTATCACTCCGGCAACGGATACCACCGACGCGGTGATGGAAAGCGACACCTCGCTGAGACTGCGGGCGCAGCGGGCGTATGACGGCCTGAGTGTTGCTGGCCCGTCAGGTGCATACGAGTATTTTGCACGCAGCGCCAGCGGTCTGGTGCGTGATGCGCGGGCTATCAGTCCGTCTCCGGCAAATGTGACGGTTTCCATCCTGTCCACTGAAGGCGACGGCACAGCAACGGAGGCGTTGCTTAATACCGTTCGCGCCGTTCTGAATGCAGAGGATACCCGCCCGGTGGCCGACCGCCTGACCGTACAGAGCGCCAGCATCGTGACATGGCGGCTGAATGCAAAACTGTACTTTTACCCCGGCCCGGAATCCGAACCTATTCTGGCTGCGGCTGAATCGTCGTTCAGGAAGTGGCTGGCTGAGCAGGGGCTTATCGGTCAGGACGTGGCGTTGTCCGCCATTGCTGCCGCACTGCATGTGCACGGTGTGCAACGCGTGGAGATAATCGAACCCACACAGAATATGGCCATCAGCGACATACAGGCGGCGCGCTGTGAGTCATTCACCATCAGCGAAGGTGGGCGCAATGAGTAATTCACTGTTACCACCATCAGCCAGCAGTTTCATGCGTTGTGCCGAAGCCGTCGGAACACGCATTACAGACATTCCGGTAGACCTCAACACGCTGTGGTCGCCGGACACATGCCCGGTGCATCTGCTGCCTTATCTCGCCTGGGCATTTTCCGTTGACCGCTGGGATCGCAACTGGCCGGAAGAGACAAAGCGACAGGTGATTCGTGATGCATGGCTGATACACCGACACAAAGGGACCATCAGCGCACTGCGAAGAGCCGTAGAGCCTCTCGGCTACCTGATTGAAGTAAAGGAGTGGTGGCAACTCAACGAGGAGCCGGGAACATTTCGCATTGTTGTCGGAGTACTTGATCAGGGCATCACCGATGAAATGTATCAGGAACTTGAGCGCCTTATTGCGGATGCAAAACCAGTAAGTCGCCATCTGACAGGGCTGGCGATCAGCCTGAGTGTGAACGGAAATATTTTCGTTGGTACGGGATGCTATCACGGTGACGCCCTGACGGTTTATCCCTACACCCCGGAGGCCATTATTGTCGGAGGGGATTATTTCCCGGCCTCGGTCATTCATTTAATTGATAACCTGAGAGTAAACGCATGACAGTGAAATACTACGCCATTCTGACTAATCAGGGCGCGGCACGACTGGCTAACGCGACGATGCTCGGCAGTAAGCTGAATCTGACGCAAATGGCCGTTGGTGATGCGAATGGTGTATTACCGACACCAGACCCGGCACAGACAAAACTGATTAACCAGAAACGCATTGCACCGCTGAATCTTCTGAGCGTTGACCCTAACAATCAGAGCCAGATTATTGCGGAGCAAATTATCCCTGAAAACGAGGGAGGATTCTGGATCCGTGAGATTGGGCTTTATGATGATGAAGGCGTACTCATTGCGGTGGCGAACTGCCCGGAAACGTACAAACCGCAGTTGCAGGAAGGCAGTGGACGCACCCAGACTATCCGCATGATTCTGGTTGTCACGAACACCGAAGCCATCACGCTGAAAATCGACCCGTCTGTGGTTCTGGCAACCCGCAAATATGTGGATGACAAAATCTCAGAGCACGAACAGTCACGACGTCACCCGGACGCCTCGCTGACCGCAAAAGGCTTTGTTCAACTCAGTAGCGCCACCAACAGCACGTCTGAAGCACTGGCCGCAACGCCGAAAGCGGTCAAGGCAGCCTATGACCTTGCTAACGGGAAATATACCGCACAGGACGCCACTACAGCGCGAAAAGGTCTTGTCCAGCTCAGTAGCGCCACCAACAGCACGTCTGAAGCACTGGCCGCAACGCCGAAAGCGGTCAAGGCAGCCTATGACCTTGCTAACGGGAAATATACCGCACAGGACGCCACTACAGCGCGAAAAGGTCTTGTCCAGCTCAGTAGTGCCACCAACAGCACGTCTGAAACGCAGGCTGCAACGCCGAAAGCAGTAAAGGCCGCGTATGACCTTGCTAACGCAAAATATACCGCTCAGGACGCCACGACGGCACAAAAAGGGATAGTCCAGCTCAGTAGTGCCACCAACAGCACGTCTGAAACACTGGCCGCGACATCGAAAGCGGTTAAGGTGGTAATGGATGAAACGAACAAGAAAGCGCCCTTAAACAGTCCTGCGCTGACCGGAACGCCAACAACGCCAACTGCGCGACAGGGAACGAATAATACCCAAATCGCAAGCACGGCTTTCGTTATGGCTGCGATTGCCGCCCTTGTAGATTCGTCACCTGACGCACTGAATACGCTGAACGAGTTAGCGGCGGCGCTGGGAAACGACCCGAATTTTGCGACCACCATGACTAACGCGCTTGCGGGTAAGCAACCGAAAGATGCCACCCTGACGGCGCTGGCCGGGCTTGATACTGCGGCAGACAGGTTTCCGTATTTTACGGGGAATGATGTCGCCAGCCTGGCAACTCTGACAAAAGTCGGGCGGGATATTCTTGCGAAATCTACCGTTGCCGCCGTTATCGAATACCTCGGTTTACAGAAAACGGTAAATCAGGCTTCTGGCGCATTACAGAAAAACCAGAACGGCGCAGATATTCCAGGAAAAGATACCTTCACCAAAAATATTGGGGCCTGCCGCGCATATAGCGCATGGCTGGATATTGGTGGCGATAATCAGGTCTGGACAACCGCGCAATTTATTTCGTGGCTGGAGAGTCAGGGGGCATTTAACCATCCTTACTGGATGTGCAAAGGCTCATGGGCTTATGCAAATAATAAGGTCATTACAGATACAGGTTGCGGAAATATTTGTCTTGCAGGTGCTGTGGTGGAAGTTATTGGCACTCGCGGCGCAATGACCATACGCGTTACCACGCCGAGCACGTCCAGCGGTGACGGAATTACTAACGCTCAATTCACTTATATCAATCATGGTGATGCTTACGCTCCTGGCTGGCGACGAGACTACAACACGAAAAATCAACAACCTGCATTTGCTTTAGGGCGAACAGGAAGCACTGTCGGAAATGATAAAGCTGTTGGCTGGAACTGGAATAGCGGGGTCTATAACGCAAACATTAGTGGCGCATCGACATTAATCCTCCACTTCAATATGAATACGGGGAGCTGCCCTGCTGTACAGTTCCGCGTGAATTACAGGAACGGCGGTATTTTTTATCGTTCAGCGCGTGATGGTTATGGATTTGAGGCTGACTGGTCAGAGTTTTATACCACAACACGCAAGCCATCAGCAGGAGATGTTGGTGCATATACCAAAGCCGAATCAGATTCTCGCTATGTACGAGATATTCGACTGGGCACACGTGTTGTTCAGACTATGCAAAAAGGCGTGATGTATGAAAAGTCAGGTCATGCAATTACGGGGCTTGGCATTGTCGGTGAAGTTGATGGCGATGATCCGGCAGTATTCAGACCAATACAAAAGTTAATTAACGGAACATGGTATAACGTATCGCAGGTATAATCATGCAGCATTTAAAAAACATTGTCGCAGGTAATCCAAAAACCGTTGAACAATATCAGCTAACAAAGAATTTTAATGTTATCTGGTTATGGTCCGAAGACGGAAAAAACTGGTATGAGGAAGTGAAAAACTTTCAGAAAGATACAATAAAACTGGCTTACACTGTAGAGGGAATAATTGTTGCTATGGATAAAGATGTATCGGCAATTAATCCAGAAGGTTTAAGTGTCGTTGAGTTGCCTGATATTACAGCAAATCGCCGGGCTGATATTTCGGGGAAATGGATGTTCAAAGATGGCGTAGTGATAAAGCGAACTTATACCGAGGAGGAACAGAGGCAGCAGGCAGAGAATGAAAAGCAAAGCCTGTTGCAACTTGTCAGGGATAAAACCCAGCTATGGGACTCACAGCTACGGCTGGGCATCATTTCCGACGAGAATAAACAAAAATTAACCGAGTGGATGCTCTATGCGCAGAAGGTCGAATCCACAGACACCTCCAGCCTGCCAGTAACGTTTCCAGAACAACCAGAATGAAACAAGGCCCGCTATCGGGCCTTAATTTTTATTCAGGCTTTTGTGGCCATTCAGGATTTGCCGTATCCACACGACTGACCAGAACGCTGTAGCGTTCCCATGCATCCAGTCGGCTACGCTCCTCATCTGTTGCCATATTCAGCCTGACAGCACGCTCCAGCGGCAAAATCACGGATTCAGCATCTGCAAGAAGTCTGGCTTTCCGATTTTCTGCCTGCTGCTGCAATTCCTCCGCCGTATAAATTCGTTTAATCACTGTGCCGTCCTTAAACATCCAGTTCCCTGAAATGTCCGCCCGTCGGTTAGCAGTAATATCTGGCACTTCAACAACACTTAATCCATCTGGTCTGATAGCTGTCACATCCTTTTCCACATAGCGGATAATATTATCTTTGTCGTACGCTATTTTTATCGTGTCATCAGCAAAATACTTTTGTTCTTCGTACCAGTTCTTACCATCTTCTGAAAAAAACCAGACAACATCAAAACCCTTTGTCAATTGATATTGTTCAACCGTTTTTGGATTACCCGCTGTTATATTTATCAAATGCTGCATAAATTATACCTGTGCCACGTTATACCATGTCCCGTTAATGTATTTCTGAACCGGCCTGTAATATACGCCACCAATGTTATCGGCAGAGTTTGAGCCGGTATCCTGAACAATAATGCCGGAATATACACACCCGGACGGTGCCTGATGTGTCCATGTCATGCCATTGTTCGCAGGTTTGTATGTGGCAGCACCACCAAGCCGGATATCCCGGACATAGCGGGAATCAAAGTTACCGTAATCTGTGGGATTAACACGCCCCGTAATATTTATGGTTTTATTACTTTGAATACTGCCGGAGACAAAGCGCATAACATGGACGTTATTCGCATAAACATCCAGATGCCCGTCGCCATTTTGTTTAAATCCCGTGTCATTATCACCCAAAACAATCGAGTTACCACCAAGAGCACTGGATGTTCCGATGCCCAGTGCACCATTCAATTGACCGCCAGATAATGACAACGCCCCAACCTCAGCAGCAGTCGGTTTAATGTGCGAACTGTAAATTACATATACAGTTCCATCTGTCAGGCCTGTTGGTTTATTCGCTGTATAAGTTGGTGATGTATGAATCGTTACGCTGGCGTTACTGGTATAATCCCACTGAATATTAACACCTGTGGCGTAATTACCTATTTCAACATAAACATCATAGGTATTACCGGATGTATTCACCCATGCAAAATTAGTAAATCCAAACGATGTCCGTCGCCATAATGCACCAGTAATACCTTTTGGATTCCCATTTCCGGCACGCAGAACCAGCTCAGAGATGCCTGCTTGATGCGAGGAGCCAACGTTATACCCTGCGCCACCAATCAGGCTTATGTAAACCACGGAACTGGCTTGTGGCATTGTTACAGTTGCCAGTTTGAACCATCCAGCACCACCACTAAAAGACATGGTTGTTGAATTTGTTGTGCCGATATTACGCAGGAATAGTTTTTTATCGGGAATATCTGCGCCGTTCTGTTTTTTCTGTAATGCGCCAGAAGCCTGATTTACCGTTTCCTGTAAACCGAGGTTTTAGATAATGGCCGTTTCTGACCTGCATGGCATGATTTACGCTTTTGGACGGGAGATTCAGCGTGCTGATTGGCTATGTAAGGGTATCAACAAATGACCAGAATACAGACCTGCAACGAAACGCTCTTGTTTGTGCAGGATGTGAACAAATATTTGAAGATAAATTAAGCGGGACAAAGACAGACCGACCGGGATTAAAACGCGCTTTAAAGCGCCTTCAAAAAGGTGACACGCTGGTTGTCTGGAAACTGGATCGCCTCGGGCGAAGCATGAAACATCTGATTTCTCTCGTCGGGGAACTACGGGAGCGAGGGATTAATTTTCGCAGTCTGACCGACAGCATAGATACATCTTCTCCAATGGGGCGTTTTTTCTTCCACGTGATGGGTGCCCTGGCTGAAATGGAACGTGAATTAATTGTTGAACGTACACTGGCCGGACTGGCAGCAGCGCGCGCACGGGGGCGCACAGGCGGACGTCGCCCGAAGCTGACAAAAGAACAGCATGAGCAAATAGCAAGGCTGATTAAAAACGGTCACGACAGAAAACAACTGGCAATAATTTACGGCATTGGTACATCGACGATTTATCGTTACCACCCCGCAGGAGAATCAAGCGGAACAATAGAGAAGAGTCAGAAAACAAAATAACCGCTAATCTGACCATTAGCGGTTTTTGTGTTAAATCAGAACAGCCCTTTAACTGAACTGGCCGCGCTGTTAAGAGATGATGTCACCTTATCTTTGAAGCCGGACAGCATATCGCTGAACGATGAGGATTGCAGGCGCTCCCGCAAATCCTCATCACAGCGTTCAAGGGTCAGTGAAAATTCTATCTTTTTCGCCTTACCGTAGCGATCAAACTCGGAGCGGGTCGTATTCGTTTCAGTCAGTACATACATGCCGTAAATCTGCCCGACACCATCAATCAGAGGCCAGGGGCGTCCTGTATACGCCTGCGTGGTCAGCAACGAAAGCGACACTTCGCCACCTGTAATTTCAGGATAAAGCACGCCGGAAAGCACGATGCGATCATCACCTGCACCGATATACTGCCAGCTTGCTGAGCGGTTAACGCGTTCATTTTTCACATGCCGCCAGCTTTTGTTTTGCTGTAACTGCTGATGCGGCAATGTGCGCAGCTCAAAAACAAACATGCCGTAGATCATCATCATGGCCATGACTCCTCAATCTTTATCGTAAAAACTGCCACGTCCGGCACGGGCGCGCCGTTCCATTTCTGCCCTGACCATTTCACCGACCAGTTTCGCCAGTTCGCGGGGATTCTGCGTAACAACGTTATGCAGATGAACATGAATTTCACCACCAAATCCGGAGGCAACAGGCTCCCGGTTACGGGAAGTTACAGGAACTGATGCCACTGGAGATCGTATGGCCTCCGCCACCGGGCGGGAGCTGGCCGCAACAACAGGGACCAGCGCCGGAGGCAGCGGAGCCGGGACCACGGGTGTGATATTAATTGCGGGGGCAGGCTTACTGACCTGCGCAATCTTCCGCTCCTGCCACTCCCCACGAACAGCAAGTGCGCGGGGCAGGTTCTTAAAGACAATATCGCCGGGGCCAATGCGTTTTTTCGTCTCATCAACCAGCTTACCTGTGTTATCAGCAATTTTGCTGAGTCTGCGTAGCGTCCCGGTATTGCTGTCTGTAAGCGGTTTGTTGTCTTTGGGTTTATCACCTCCGGTGCCATTGCCATTTTCCACAGGCTTCGGCGGATTGATTTTCGCCAGGTCCCCCTGAAGTAAGGCAACCTTGTCCTGAAGAATGGCCGCACGCTGTGCGTCTTCGATTTTCTTGCGCGCCCTTTCCGCTTCATCCGGAAGGACGCCAAGTTTTTCAAGTATCCACGCCAGCGTATCCAGTAGCATTTTTGCAGGTGTCAGAACAAGTTGTAACGCACCACCAAGAACGTTACCGAATATCTCGCCAGCACTGGTACATTTATCCAGCGTTTCCTTGCTGGACTCCATCGGTGACAACAGCGATTTAAACCAGTTAAACACCTGGCTGATCCCGCTTCCGATTGCGTCAAAAACAGGACCAAACCGTTCAAAGGTTTCGCGCAACGGGGTCAGCCTTTCCATAATCCCGCTGAACACCCCGGCAAAAAATGCCCTGATGGGATCCCAGTATTTCCAGATAAGAACAGCAGCTCCGGCAAGCGCAGCCACGACAAGACCAACCGGACTGAACAGCGCCCCGATAGCGCCTCCCAGCAAAGAAACGGAACCCGTCACCATTCCCCACAGCGCAGGCAACACCCTGACGACATTCATTGACCGGGTAAGAATGTCAAAACCAAGACGCAGGGTGGCAAGCTTCCCGTAAAGCACCCCAATAACCAGCGACAACGAACCAACCGTTGCTGTTGTCGCCAGCAGTGCGCCTCCCGCTATCAGTAACTGGCGCGTCAGTGCCGGATGGGCCTGCGCCAGCGCAGTCACCTTTGAGACCACCCGCGTGAGCCACTGCGTGACAGAACGCAGCGGACCGTCAATCAGATCTGCAATGCGGATGCGCAACCCTTCCCATGCACTGCCGAGTGATTTCAGGTCGCCATCAAGGTTGTCGGCCATAACCTTTGCCGTGCGTTCAGCCTCACCGCGTGCGCCCTCAAGTTCTTTTCTCAGTTTGGGTAAGGAGCCGTTACCCGCCGCATCAACGAGGGCCATAAATGACGTGAAAGCCTCTTCTCCGGCGATGTCCTTAAAGAAGGATACCCGGTCAACTTCCCCGTATTTGCGGGTGGCTTTATAAAGGTCGGCCAGCACATCCTCCATCGGGCGCATTTTGCCGTTCGCATCAGAGACAGCCACCCCCAGCTCTTTCAGAGCATCAGCGGTTGCCTTTGGCTGTGTTACCAGGCGGGACAGGCTGGCACGCATTGCCGTCCCGGCATCACTCCCTCTGATACCCATATTCGCCAGCACGCCCGCCATCGCTGCGGCCTGCTCCAGCGATATTCCCAGCTTACCCGCCACCGGACCTGCATATTTCATGGTTTCGCCCAGTGCGCGAAGGTCAGTGTTGGTACGGGTAAACGCTGCGGTGAGCGTGTCGCCAACCCGGTCCATCTGGTCAGCAGAAAGGCCGAACTGCGTCAGGATATTTGAGCCAATATCCGCCGTCTCGCCGAGATCCATACCGCCAGCCGTTGCCATGCTCAGCACGCCCGGAAGCGCAGCCTGAATGGCCTGCGGTGTGAAGCCCGCCATTGCAAGAAATGCCTGTCCACTGGCGGCATCTCCAGCGGTGAACTGCGTTTCAGAGCCAAGTTTTAACGCCTGCTCACGCAGCGCCTTAAACTGCGGGCTGTTTTTGTCGATTCGCGTCAGTGCCTGAACGCGGGACATCTCTTTCCCGAACCCGATCGCAGGCTGCAAAAAACGCCCGGCAGCATAGCCGCCAGCCGCTGCCGCACCAATTGCCAGCGCACCACCTGTTTTCAGTTTTCCCGCGGTTTCCTGCGCGCGCGAATACCGCTCACGCGCCCGCGTTACACGCGCAAGCGCCTGCCGTTCGCGTTCAAGCTGGTTGTTGTACTGTTCGGTGCGTCTGATGGCCTGCTGGATGGTGTTATCGCTGCCTGTCAGGGAAATGCCGTGGCGTTTCAGCTCTCCGCCAAGCTCCCGCATTTTCTGAATTTCCCGTGTACGCGATTCATTCAGGCGTTCAAGCCGGGTGCTTAACTGCTGCATCAGTTTTTGTTGTTTTTCGCTGAGCACTGTACCCGTGCGTTGTAACTGATTAAGGGCGTTAAGCTGGCGTCGTGCTTTCACGATGCCCGCATCCGCTTTACTGACAGCGTCGCGGGCGCGCTCAAATGATCGCGCCTGACGCTCGAGATTTTTGATCGCCCCCTGCGTTCGCTGGATGGAGTCACCAAACTGCCCCATCAGGCGGCGGGCGTTTTCGGCAGGCCGGGTCAGTCTGTCAACGGCGCTGAAAGCGACCCGGATATCAAGAGTCTTCATTGTCTGCATTCCCGCTGCGAAGTGCCGCCCGCTCACGCCAGCTAACCACTTCGCCGGGCGTCATCATGAAGATTTCGGCGGGCGACCAGTTAAAAATGGCGGCGATATCTGCCACCAGATCTTCGATGTGCTCAAAGCACACCAGGGTGATTACGCTGCCGTCTCCTGCACGCTCTTCGCGCCAGAGTCTGGCTCGCTCATAAAATTTACAGCCACAGCGCACAACTGAATAAAATCGCGTGACGACATTTTTTTAATCATCACTTCATCCAGTCGTGGCGAGGTCACGCGAGGCAACAGCGTGAACATGGTATCCGCTTTCAGATTCAGCACATCAGACAGCGACAGACCACGCAGGGATCCAGCCTGTTCAATAGCCCCGGTGATCTCCACATACGTGATTTTTTCGCCACCACGCTCAATTGGTCGGGTCAGTTTTACGCCACGTTCGACAGCCATATCCTCACCTGCCGTCACATCATCCACCACGGTGTTATTCCGGGTTTCAGTATCGATGTCTTTCATCAGTTTTCTCCTTTTCAGTCAGAGGCGACGCACTGCGCCGCCTGCATATTACTTATCAGCCAAGCCCAAGCGCGGAACGGATACGGTCAGGAACAATGTCCTTGCCGTCCTTCCGGTAGATGTGGTTCAACAGGTCGATTTCCCACAGCGGGCGATCGTTAACGCTCAGCTTGTAGTAGGTGTTTTTGACAGCGTAAGTGTGTGATGTGGCTTCGCCCTGTTTGGCTTCCCCCATATCAATTTCCGTCACACGCCCGCGCATCTCGATTTCATACAGATCGCTTTCTGCATCGGTGTAGTATTCACCCGCAAAACGCAGCAGCGTGCCGTCAATCGTGCCGCCATATTTAAGGAACAGCGCACGAACAGCTCCCCCCATAACAAAACTCGCATCAAGCGCGGAGTCGTCCAGACCGAGATCAATACTTACCGCCCCCATCATGCCACCACCACGATAGCTGTCGGTTTTGCGCGTCAGTTTGGGCGGCGTGACGGATGTCACTTTACCCACTTCGTTTTCACCATCCACAAACAACGTAAAAAAGCGAAGATGTTTTGGTACAGCCATCAGGCACCTCCCAGCACCGCAAATGCGGGACCAAAGAATTCATCAGTAAACGTCTGGTAAAGCTCCATGTCTTCCAGTGGCGGAACGGGCGTATATTTGTAGCGAATACGCACACGTCCCTGACGTAAATTCGTGGTGCCGTTATCCACCACGTCATACCAGCACTCCGCACCAATCAGTTTCCCGGCAGTAACCAGCGAATCCAGTTTTGCCCTGATGGCACTGATAACATCCTTCACGTTCGCAGGCGTCAGTGGACTGTCGATGGTTTCAAACTGCGCTTCCGCAATTGAATCAGCCAGCACCTGTGCGGTTCGGGTATACACCTCAAAGATGTAGGCGTTCGTTTCCGGTGTGCGGTTGCCCCAGAAGCGGAACCCGTTGCGACGAATAATGGTCGTGATTTCTTTGTTATTGAGGCTGTTGGCATCGCTGTCTTCGGCCTGCAACGACCAGAACACATGCCTGGACATTCCCAGCACATTTTTAACCGGAACGTTGGACAGCGATTTGTGCCAGCCCTGCTCATGGTCAATGTACGCACGAAGGCCGCACGCATAAGCAGGCGCGGGGAACGTTTCGTTTTTGCCACTTTTCGGGTTGTAGGCGATGAAGTCCGGCCATAAGAGCATCACCTCACGTTCGTTGAATTTCTGGCGGTAGGTAATCGCCTCAGCCATCGTGTTACAGCCGTGACATGAGGCATACACAAACGCGCGCAGTTTACCCGCAATCACGCACAGGGATTTTGTTACCGCCTCCGTGTCCAGCTCCGGCGCGGCCAGAATACGCGGACGGTATCCGATGCTTTCATCCTGCTCTGCAACAAGCAGCGCATACATCCCCGTATAGCTGCCGTCAGATTCAGAACCACCGATAACCAGTTGATCCTGCGTTTTTCCGTCTTCTTCTTTGTGTTCAGCCACGCGAACGACGATCACCTTTGTGCTCACCTGGTCTGCGATGGCCTTAAGCGCACGATAAAGCGTCCCCGTTGTTCCGCATTTTCCCAGCACGTCATTGACGCGGGTCAGCAGTGTGGGCTTGTTCAGCGGGAACAGCTCCGCGTCCGCATCATCCGCCGTTGCCACGATACCGATAACACTGGAATCAACATCGTTAATCGCTGTTACCAGGTCGGTATTTTCCGTAACACGGGCACCATGAAAACGAGTTTCACTCATAGCTTCAGCCCCTTGTATCCGTTAAATGATTCGGCAACAATCATCACCCACCACGCGCGTAATCTCACCCCTGCGCCGTTCTCCCGACCCGGCGACAACAAAAAGCAGTAACCCCTTCCGCACGCACATGCGACCATGCCGCACAGGGAGGGAACAGATGACCGATACCACCATGCAATTGCTCAGTCAGGGCACAGACCCCGTGAAAATGCCGGATTTTGATATTCTCGCGGAGGGTAAAACGCTGTCAGGCGTGGCAGAGCGCCTGATGAGCCTGTCACTGACCGACAACCGGGGATTTGAGGCAGACCAGCTCACCATCACGCTGGATGATGCGGATGGTCAGTTGCAGCTACCGCCACGGGGCGCGCGCCTGACGGTTCTCATTGGCTGGAAAGGCGAACCGCTGACAGAAAAAGGCACTTACATTGTTGATGAAATTGCTCATGAAGGACCGCCCGACAGACTGACCATTTCAGCCAGAAGCGCAGATTTTCGGGATGAATTTAACGTCAAGCGCGAAGTATCCTGGCATGATGTGACCGTTGAACGCGTGGTGTCTGCAATTGCTCACCGATACGGCCTGAAACCGCAAATCAGCGAAATGCTGATGGATATTGAAATCGACCACGCCGACCAGACCGAAGAAAGTGATATGTCCTTCCTTACGCGCATGGCGGAAATGCTGGGCGCAATCACCACGGTAAAAAGCGGTAATCTGTTATTCATCATGCCCGGCGGTGGCGTGAACGCGCAGGGCCAGCCGTTGCCATCGTTTGCCATCACACGCAGCAGCGGAGATCGCCATCAGTTCCGCATTGCTGACCGCGAGGCGTATACGGGTGTACGCGCCTACTGGCTTGATCTTAATTACGGGAAAAAGAAAAAAGTCAGCGTGAAACGCCGCAAACCGCCAAAACCCAAAAAGGAGAAAAGCAGCAGCCGCGAAGGTGACTATATGGAAGGTGCGGAAGGCAACGTATTTGTGTTACGCAAAACTTATCAGAACGAGCAGGCAGCAAGACGCGCAGCGGCGGCAAAGTGGCAGCAGCTACAACGCGGAGCCGCATCATTTTCCATCACGCTGGCACGTGGACGCGCAGAACTCTACCCCGAAATGCATGGCACGGTAACAGGATTTAAAAGCGAGATTGATAATCAGGACTGGATTATTGCAAAAGCCGAGCACACCATTGATAACAGCGGCTTTACCACGCAGCTTGAGCTTGAGGCAAAAATCCCGGAATGGATAGCGGAAACAGAGTGAGCAACTTAGAATAGCGGCAGCACCACGTTAAGGGAGGTCGCTATGTTCCGTTGTCCGCTTTGTGGCGCATCTGCCCGTATCCGCACCAGTCGTCCGGAAAATGATTCAAACACCGTGCGGCAAAAGTATTACCAGTGTAACAACCTGGAATGCGGCGTATGCTTCTCAACACTGGAAGCTTTCCATAAATTCACATCGAAACACGCCTCCGGCGTTCACTCTTCAGAAGGTATCCCGTGGCATGATCTGCCAGCTTCACACAGGGGAAACAATCAGATGAGTTTACCTTTATCTCAGAATTAACAGGCAGAATTGCCGGAGTAACAAAAAAGCGATAGATTACGCGCGGGTGCCTTTCGGCTGATGGTCGGAGGGAATACCCGAAGGCCAGATGTGGAAAGGCCCCGGAAAACATCCCTGTTTAACCGAGGCCCTAACCGCATTACCTTGACAAGTGAAAGGTTAGCACCTCTCCGAAAAAGGAGCAAGTGCTATGTCGCAAAAATCGCTTACGACCATCACGTTCTGCGTGACGGCAATCCTCATCATCTGGATGCTGCACGGTTCGCTGTGTGAAATACGGATGAGCTTCTGGGGAGCGGAGTTTGCGGCGTTCTTACAGTGTAAGCAGTAAGGAAACCGCGACGGGGGAGCAATCCCCCGTCAATCGGTTGCCAGGGTAAGGTCGATAAGGCACCCTATCTCACAGACATGAACAACAAACCCGCAGCGTAAAGACTGCGGGTTTTCTTTTATTTCTTTATCAACAAAATAGTTAATTAAAATTAACTATTATGCTCTTGTCTCCATTGCCTAACCATTTCATCAGTAACATCACTCGCATAACAAATCACGTTATATCCTCCGCTACGGCTGTACGCACTACGCCCACCGCATCGACTTCCATTTCTTGCATGATTATAAGGGCATGCACAATTTCCGGGATAAGATTCAATAGACTCTCTGATTATTTCTTGTTTAATTTGACTGTCAGATTTATTAGTCTTTGCGTACCCCAACACAGACACAAAACAAAGACACATCCCAATAAAAAATTTAGCTTTCAT